ACCACCAGCCACGACCAGATAATCCACGCTAGTCACACCTGTCGGGCAAGTCCACTTAGTCGATGACTTGAAGGTGAATACAGTCTGTGATGCTACGTTGTACTTGAGGATGACAATGCCGGAGCCGCCAGCCGCACCAGTTCCAGCGTTGCCACTCCCCCCGCCACCGCCGCCAGTATTAACAGTTCCGCTAGTTGCTGTTGCTGAAGCAACACCACCAGCACCGCCACCGCCAGAACCACCAGCGCCAGCAGTTCCGGGCGAAGAATAAGTGCCGCCGCCACCGCCGCCAGCATAAGTAACAGATGAGCCGGAAATAGAAGACGCAGTCCCATTTCCTCCGTTACCGCTAACAGAACCGCTGCCGTTTTCACCTACCGCACTAGCCCCTCCACCACCGCCAGACGGGAAAGGAGATGATGTGCTTCCATTAGACCCACCATTATTCCCTTGTCCTGATGTTCCAGCGCCACCTGTTCTTACATTTGAACCACTAGCCCCTCCACCACCGCCAGAACCACCAGTAGCGCCGTTAGCATCATGCCCACCACCACCACCACCAGTAGAAGTAATAGTGCTAAATGTTGAATTGCCGCCGTTAGAACCGATAGTATCTTGTGTTTGACCGGCGCCACCATTTCCTACTGTTACTGTGTAGTCCGTACCAGCTGTAACCGCTAAACCAGTACCAGTACGATAACCACCAGCACCCCCGCCGCCTCTTGAACCTCCACCACCACCAGCAACCACAAGGTACTCAACCTCGGTCACGCCAGTAGGACAAGTCCAAGTACCGGATGCGGTAAAGGCCTGGACAACAGTAAAGTTACCTCCAGTAACCCTACCTAGCAGCATTGCCATGATTCCACTCATGTCAGCCCCTTACGTTACGTTACCGCTAACAACGCAGACCGTACCGCTGATAAACAATATCGTTGCTACACCTCTGGTAGCTAACGTCATCGTGTCCTTATCCGTGTTAGTTCCGGCAATATAAGCCGTAGTGATCGAGCAGGTAATCGTTATGTTGCCTGTCGTGTTGTTAAAGATTGAAATCACATCACCAGCAGCAAACGTACTGTTAGGGATAGTGATCGATCCGCTAGTGCCTACACCAACAAACTTACCTACGTCTGTCGTGGCTAACGAATACGAAGTTGTTTTGTCTGAGCCTGACTGAGGAATATTTCTATAACCAACAGCGTTAGTACCATCCGCCGTACAGTTCGTTAGCGTGCCTGAACTAGGCGTTCCTAAAGCACCACCAGGAGCTACATAGTCAGTACCAGCAGTAGCCGCAGTAAACGCCGATGTTCCGTTGCCTTTCAGAACACCCGTCAACGTAGCAGCACCAGTGCCACCATTACCAACTGGCAAGGTTCCTGTTACCTGACTAGCTAAATTAACGATTCCAGCAACTTGTTTCAGATTACCGTTAGTATCAAACGTACCGTCAGTAGTCCAAGTATCTCCTACAGCTAGTGTTACTTTGGCAATACTTCTTAGCGTGCTGTTATTGTTATAGCTAATCGTTATGGTTACAGCAGCAGTATCTCTATTCTTAATCGTTAGAGACTTAATTACTCGACGGGTTGACGCAGCAGGAGCAGAAACCAGTGTTACTTGGCTAGTTCCGTTAAATGCACCGTCGTTAGCACCCTCTGTAAATAGCGCACCCGTACTGTCTGCATAGGCCGCTGTAAAATCAGGGTTTGTTGTAGCTGCCGCACCGGACATTACTGCAACAATTGATTTTGTAGTTGCATCAAGTATGAAATTCATAGCGACCTCTTAACTCATAAACCAAGCATAACTAGATGCTTGAGGATTTGTAACTGCTTTGTCAGCAGGATACGTCACAAATACATCTTTGGCTCCAGCACCAAAATTTACCGCATTGTTACTATTTGAGGATTTTAGAATCGTAGTCCGAGCTAATGTTCCAGACCCTACAGTTCCAATACCTATCTCCCACTCATTCGCTAAAGCAATTGTGTAGTAACAAGTATTAGTATCCCCAATCGCTGAACCAAAAGTCCGAAAACCCGTTACAGCACCGTCCAGCGTTAGAGTGCCTGTGCCAGTCGTGTTGGACGTTTCACGAACTCGGTCAGCAATTATGAGAGGCATAAATTACTCCAGAGTCACGGAAAGATTACTTGATGCAATTGTAAACACATCGCCAGAAGCAATCGACTTAGAAGCATCTAACGCTGTGTAATACAACAAGTTACCGCTAGTCGAAGCATCCAAAATACCAATGTGCGTAATCGTTCCCCATGTACCTGTAGCGGTCGGGAAAGTTACAGCACTGCTATTAGTCGATACCCCGTTACTAGGCGCACCAAACGTCACAGCAGTACGAGCATAGGAACCACCAGATACCTCAGTACCCGTATTACCTTCACCCGGATCGGTAGTGTAAAGACCTACATAGACCGTAGCAGGGCTTGTGTAGGATGTGTTTCTCAAAGTCGCGTTAATTAGCGCGTTTTCGAGATAGTTGGACATTTCTGCCATGATTTCACCTCACGTTGTAAGACATACTCATAGGTTGACCGGAATACTCACTTGCTTGGTCGGACGTTGAAATACCATCTATCGCCCTAGAATACAAGGAAGCCCAAGTCTGCAACCTCGCATCATTCATTAAATACGGTTCAGCCTCGCCTAAAGCTGCATAAAGCAACGCATCAGGGCAATACGCTAGGAAGGTATTACTCGCATTAGTATCGCTAAGGAGAGCAGGTTTGGCGTAGTACAACATCTGAGCCGTATAAGCCGTATCAGGAACCGGAGCTAACTGCATCTCCGCACCTAAAATCGTGTAATCCACTGGCTTACCAGAGTCAGTTACACGAGCCGTTTCGTAGAATGAATTAGGAGCTTTGTAGCGCAATGTCGATACCGGAGTGGTATTCAAGTGAATATCGCGCATTGCTAAGAAATCAGTTGGTAACCCTAACGTAGAGTCACCTGCTGTTGTTGACGCTGTAGCAACTACCAACATTTGCCGAATCCGTAAGTCTCGCTGCAAACGGTATTCAGCCAATTGAATAAAATCAGGAATAACAGAAGTCAGATCACTACGCGCTAGGTAGTTAGCTACCGTATTCTTTAAGTCGCTGTATGTAGTGATCGCCATATTATTCCTCTAACTGCTCAAAATCTTTCCAGCCATACTCGTAAGTGCCAATATGCCGGATGTGCATCGATAGTTCATGGTCAACATACGTCTGAAAACCCTCTGAACCAGCCTTTACGCAGAAATACACATCCTCACCACAAGCACCGTTTGGCCCCCATCCAGCATCAAACCAAGGCCGACCAGTCTTTTCAAACACTTCCTTACGGATTAAGACAGCACCAAATCCTACCGCTGTGACTTCCTCAATCCCCTGCTTGCCCCTAGAGTCCACATTCGACCACTTGTGAACCATTGTCTCGCCTTCCATGTACTTCTCTACTACCTTAGCAGTCGGCGTAACTGGCTTACGTCTAGTCGTTGCATTAACTCCAACTATAGGCACATCTCTACTTAGCAGAATAGTAATCATATCGTGAGGGAATCTCATGTCGCTGTCAACAAACAACACAGCGTCACAACCCTCCTTCAACGCTACCTCTGCCAACTTCTCCCGCTGATCGAATATCAGCGTTCCCGGCATTGTGTACAGACTCAGACCGCCTTTGCCATCTTTGCACCGGACTGACGCATCATGAGCAGCCATCCTAGCAAAGTCAAAAGCAAACGCTGTATGAACCTCATCTCTTGCTGGAACACATACGCCAACTCTCATAGAGAACCTCTGTATGTTTTCCAAACAGCATTATCAGGATCATTTAGCCACTTAGCGAACCCAATCTCATCCACCACGTTAAAGCCCTTCATAATCCCCTGCTGGTTCAGTACATCGATCACCGTAAAAGGAATACGAGCTACATGATGCAATTCGTTGAGATGACCCGTCCTCTGCTTATCTACCTCCAACTGAGCCTTGTTAGCCTCAATAATCTCTGTTACGTCCTGTTTAGTCTCGATGACGATTCCACCGTCACCATCTGCGTGTACTGTCTGTGTACGCATAAATCCTTTCGTAGTTCCCCCTAGCCCGTAGGCTAGGAGGATTTGCTACTAATTACAGAGCCATATCCAAGTCAGCAACGATGCCATGAGCAGCTTCGTTCTTAACTTCCAGAGTGACTTCAGCCAGCAACTGAGTATTCTCAGAATCACCAGTCTTAGCCAGATCGTTAGTCTGGAACGGACGCAGATACGGCAGAGCCGCATACACAGGATCAAGGATCAGAGCATCACGGGTACGCATGAAGCGGTTAGGAACAACCGACATCGTGCCAAAGTCAGACATATAAACGTCAGCAGCACCGATAATGGTGGTCGGAGTGTTACCCGGAGCCATGTAACGCTGTGCAGCGATACCAGCAAACGAGCTAACCTTCTGCTTACCAGCAGCGCCAACCATCAGAATCTTAGGCGAGCCACCAGATACGAACACCTCAGAAACTACTGTCTTGAGCAGAGTCTCGGTGAAAGTACGCTGTGTGCCATCAGTACGAGTCGATACACCGATAGTTGCTGGATCGGAACCGTCAGAAGCCTTGTCCGAGTTAGTCTTGATCCACGACAGGATCGAACCTAGCTTACGAGCAATCGTCGATGTACCAGCCGAACGACCTTGGTTAGCCATCAGGATAGTTTCCAGATCGCGCTTCAGTTCAGCCGATGCTTTAGCCAACTGATAAGCCTTTTCCGACTTACGACCTGCCTTGTTAACTGTGTCCAGAGTACCCGAAACCTGAACGGTCTTTTGGATGATCTGAGTGTAATTACCAAGACGAACGGTAGGAGCCAGAGTAGCTGAAGTAGCGTCTGCACCTTCAATCGCTGCGTTAGCAGTAGTAGCAGCAGCTAGACTGTCAGTCTGCCATTCGTGGTAAACGGCTGTAGCTTTGGTCTTGCCAATCGATGACATAAACGGGGTTTCCGTTGGAGAAATGTCATAGATGATGTCGGTCAAATCTTCGCGCTGACCAATCGCGCTGTGTGCTGTAAATGTAGGCATGATAATTTCCTATAAGAATCGTTCAAATGCTTTTGCGGCATCAGCAACCCTTCCGGTCTGCTTTGCTCGCGCTTTTGCTTTCCTCAGTTCATCGCTAACTTCCCGGCCCTGAGCAACACCCGACTTAACAACCTTCGGAGCCTCGTTTACCCGCTTGGTAATCCCCGGTTTAGACGATTGCAGCTTGTCGTATTGCATCGCCTTGTATAGCGTTAGAACCTGCCGAGAATCATAGATTCCCGATAACTCTTGGTCTGAAAACCCTAACTTTAGGCCAAACTCCCTCAGTTCTCGCCGAGTTACTTCACCTTTTTGCGGATCAGCATATTCAGGTATTGCCTCTGCCAGCTTACGAGACTCAGCCTGTATTACCTGACCAAGTTGCTCCTGACGTTCCTGCTGTTGCTGTTCTGCAATTCGCTGTCGTTCAGCCTGAACTTGAGCTACTTGCTCTTTCCGCCTTTGTTGATCCGTATATGCTAAAGCGTACCCAATGGGGTCTCTTTCCTTCAGTTCATCTAGGTTTTCACCTTCTGGCTGCTGATTGAGCATTTGCTCAATAATCTGCAACCGTTCCGCATACTGATCCCGCAAGTATCTGGCTTCTTCGATACGCTGTCGTTCAGCCTCGACTACCTTACGTTCCTCAGCTACGGCTTGCGATTTCTTTGTATAGTCTGTGCCAAGTTGATAAGACTTGATAAGCTCATCAAGGGTTACCTCACGTTCTTCACCGGCTGCTTTCACCCGGAACGTCTGAGGCTCCTCTTGCTCATCCTGCCCATCTTCTTGTTCTACCTCCGACTCGTCATAAGACTCATCAGATTCGGCTTCGCTATCGTTGGCCTCTGCTTGCAGTTCTGGTTGTTCCTGTTCGGAGCCTTCTTCTGCACCCATCAGACCCAAGATAGCGTCGGCTGCACTACCTACAGTTAACTCTGGACTACCGGATTCCGGTGTCGTTCCTTGAGTATCGCTCATTTTTTCTTTCCTAAATTATATCGGGAACCGCCCGAAACGG